TACAGTCGAAGACGTTAATTCAGTCACATGGCCAACTAAACCAGGAGCCTAATAAATGGCTTTTGGAATAACAACATTTTCCGAAGCACCTTTTGCAGCAGAAGGTTCCTTAAATACCAATGTTGCAGTAACCGGTGTACAACTTACAACCAACATTGGTGCAGCTACAACACAAGCTAATGCAAATGTAAATGTAACTGGTATTCAGTTAAATTCATTTTTAGGAGATGAAACCATTGTTACCAATACTCCAGTAGATGTAACCGGATCTGAACTCAATACAAGTGTAGGTGATGTAACCACTGCTGCAGGAGCTTCTGCATCTCCAACAGGATCTGAATTAAACTTTACTATAGGTACTTTCTCTATAAGCGCTGGGGGTAATGTTTCAATTATAGCATCACCAGAACATGAAATAGAATTAACAGTAGGTTCAGTAAACACTCAAGCAAACGCAGATGTGGATGTTAATGGTAGTGAGCTAAGTGGTACTGTAGGTGATGTAGATATAATAGGTACTGCTAATATTGATGTAACCGGTATTGAATTATCTATTACTTCAGGTACAGCTAGTGTTACAGCAGATGCAAATACAGATACTAATGGAATATTACTAAATACTGATATCGGATCAGTTACAATAACAGCTGATGCAAATATAGATGTTATTGGACAACAGTTATCAGTTGCTTTAGGTGAGGAAACAATTGATATTAATACTCCAGTTGATGTAACTGGACAACAATTATCTACAAATACAGGATCTGTAACAATTGATATAAATACTCCAGTTGATGTAACTGGAATTGAATTAAACGTTAGTGTAAGTAGTCCACTTATTACAGCATGGTCTAATATAGATCCAGATGTAACTAATACATGGACAGAGGTAGATAAAAGCGTTTCTAACACTTGGGTAGAAGTTGATCTAGCAGCTTAGAAGGTATATAATACAGAATTATGGCATCAACATATTCATCAGATCTTAAACTGGAACTTATGGCAACCGGAGAAAATGCCGGTACATGGGGCACAAAAACTAATACTAATTTAGAATTAGTACAACAAGCTATTGCAGGTTATCAAGCTATTAATGTAGCTTCAGCAGATGTCGCATTAGTTATGTCTAATGCATCAATTTCAAATGCAAGAAACATGGTTCTTAATTTTACAGGAACTTTAACAGGAAATAGAATTGTAACTATTCCAGATTCAATTGAAAAATTTTATATATTAAAAGATGGCACAACACATGGAGCCTACTCTTTAACTTTTAAAACTGTTTCAGGTACAGGGTTTACTTTAGACGAAGGTAAAATTCACGCTGCTTATTCAGATGGAACCAATGTTACCGAAGTTGCATTAAATACTTTAGGTGGAACAATTGGTACAGCTCAAATAGCAGATAGTGCTATTAGTACAGCAAAGCTTGCGGACGGTAGTATTACTTCAGCAAAAATTACTACTAACGCAATTACTACTTCACTTATATCAAACAATCAAATTAGTACTGCAAAAATAATTGACAATGCAGTAACTGCTGCAAAGCTTGAAAGAAAATTCACTATAAGCACAGCTTCTCCAACTGGAGGTAATGATGGAGATATTTGGTTTAAATATTCATAAGGTTTTAAATGGCTAATACCTATGGCAAAGTTTCAGGGACATTTAGAGAAGCAGACGAGGTTTATGGAAAAGTTTCAGGAACTTGGAGAGAGGTTGATGAAGTTTATGCAAAAACATCAGGTACCTGGGAATTAGTTTTTTCTGCTTTTGAAGCAACCTCATATGTAACTTTATCTTCAGGATCAGGCACTTTTGCTGTTCCAGATCAAGCTAACGCAATTCACATTCAAGCTGCTGCTGGTGGAGGTGGTGGAGGTAGTTCTGGATTAGACTATGATAAAGTTGGTACAGAACAAGGAGGTGGCGGAGGAGGTTCTTCTGGTTACGTATCCGATAAAATTTTTTCAGTCACAGGAGGTGAAACAATTTCATATTCAATTGGATCAGGGGGTGGTGGAGGAAGTGTAAGTTACACTGCATCAACAGGGGGTACAGGAGGCACTACCACATTATCAGGATCTACATCAGGATCTATTTTTAGTATTACAGGCGGAAGTGGTGCTACAAACAGAAGTGGCGGGGTTCAAGGCCCTCTTGCAACAATTACAGGCGGAAGTGCTGGAAGTGCTTCTATTTCTGGTTCTGCTATTACTTCAGGAACTTTTAAAGACTCAGACGGTACAAATAAAAATGTAACTTCAAATACATCTGGGCCAGTTGGATCATTTAATCAATCGGGTTCTGGGGCAGCAGGTGGTAACGGAATAAATTATCCTGGTGACAACGCTAACGGGCCTGGAAGAGTTGGAGCGTCTTCATTTGCAGGTAATGTCTCTGGTGGAGCAGGGGGAGATGCAGGTAATGGAGGAGCTTATGAACCTGGACAAGTTGGTAAAACAGGATCTCGTGGATCTGGAGGCGGAGGCGGAGGAACCGAACAAGGAGCTCCTGGAGGTGTTGGAGGTTCGGGACAAATTATCTATAGATTTTTAAAAGTAAGATAGTATAACTATCTTATGGCTAATATATCAAAATGGTTTGGTTATCCTATTTATATATCTAAATTAAAAAATTTTGAATCTATAAATAAAAAAATATTACCTTTAATCGAAAAAGAAATTACACCTACTAATTCTCAGTATTCACGAACCACGGACATTAAAGGAAAAGAGTTACAATCTATTGATGATAATTTACATATTGATTCTAGATTTAAAGAATTATTTAATGAAATAGAAAAAGTTATAATTGCTGCAATGTCAGTACAAAATTATAATTTAGAATTATTTGAATTTTATATAACTAAAGCATGGGCAACCTATTCAGTAAAAGAACAATTTATTGCTTATCATAGACATATGAGTAGTCACTATTCTTTTGTTTATTATCCTTATGCAGAAAATCAAGGTAATTTATTTTTTCTAGATGATGAGGCACATAAGTTAGGATTAAACATTCCAAGAAGAGAACCTTATTTTTCTAAATGGGACGAGACTAATTTTGCAAAAGCAGAGTATCCTGCAGCAACAGGAAATATTATTGTCTTTCCTTCTATGATATTTCATGAAACAGGAAAGAATTTAAAAGAAGAACCACGTATATCTATATCAGGAGATGTTATGATTACTATGAAACCAGGTGTTAAATCTGAACATAACATACCTTCTCCGTCTACTTGGAAGAAGCTCTAAAATGATGTAAAATATCTTATGTCTTTAAGAAACGTAATTATTCGACCAGGGATGAACAAAGCAGATACTCCATCAGGAGCCGAAGGACAATGGATTGATGGTGACTTTATTAGATTTAGATATGGTCAACCAGAAAAAATTGGAGGTTTTACCGCAATTGGTCAAAAAACTATTGCTGGACCAACAAGAGCACAGCATACTTGGAATGATTTAGAGGGTAGAAAGTACGCAGCATTAGGTACATCAAAAGCATTATATATTTATTATGAAGATGCTTTTTATGATGTAACTCCATTGGATACAGCTATAACAGGTGCAACTTTTGATTCGACTTCGAGCTCTAACACAGTAACTGTAAACAAAACTACACATAATTTAGAAGTTGGTGAATATATAACTTTTACAAGTGTAACTATTCCAGGAACTTCTTCATTTACAGCATCAGATTTTGAAGATTATACTTTTGAAATTTTAACAGTTCCAACAACAGGGACCTTTACAATACAAATGAAAACAACTGAAACAGGAACACCCATGTCTGGTGGTGGATCTGCAACTATAAATCCATATGTAGAAATTGGTCCAACTATACAAACTTATGGATATGGTTGGGGTACAGGAACTTGGAGTCGATTAACTTGGGGAAGTGGTACAACTTCATCAACTGTAATTTTAGATCCAGGTTCTTGGTCATTAGATAATTTTGGAGAACAATTAATAGCAACTATAAAAGATGGTAAAACATTTGTTTGGGATCCAGGTTTATCTAATCCATTAGAACAAAGAGCTGTAGTTATGTCAGGTGCACCTACTGCAACTAGATTAACTATTGTATCAGACAGAGATAGACACGTTGTACACCTTGGAACTGAAACAACAATAGGAGATACAACTACACAAGATCCAATGTTTATTAGATTTAGTGATCAAGAAAATTATAATGTGTATCAACCTACTTCTGTAAATACCGCAGGAACATTTAGACTGGACACCGGTAATAAAATTGTAGCAGCTGTTTCTGGTAAAGATTATAATTTAATTTTAACTGATACCGCTGCTTATACTATGCAGTTTGTTGGTCCACCTTTTACTTTTTCAATAAGACAAGTTGGTTCTAATTGTGGATGTATTGGACAACATGGTGTTGTATATGCGGATGGTAAAGTATTTTGGATGGGCTCAGGTGGAGGTTTTTTTGTATTTGATGGTACAGTTAAATTATTACCATCTTTGGTAGAGGACTTTGTTTTTACTACATCAGGAAACAATATTGGAATTAATTATGCATCAAATGAAATTATTTATGCATCTCATAATTCTTTATTTAATGAAATAATTTGGTTTTATCCAGCAGGGACACCCGCTGGAAATCCATCAACTCAGAATAATAGATCTGTTGTTTATAATTACGTTGAGAATACTTGGGCAACAATGAGTTTATCTAGAAGTTCTTTTGCAGATGCTTCTACCTATGATGTTCCTTATGCTACTGAATATAATATAAGTGGAATACCCTCTATAGATAATTTAAGCGGTGCTACTAATACTTTTGGAGCATCAACTTATTTTGCTCATGAAGTTGGAACTAATAAAATAGCATTAGATGGAAGTGAAACTGCTGTAGCAGCTTATATTCTATCAGGAGATTTTGACTTACCTACAGATGGTGATGGTCAATATTTACTTAGACTTAGTAGATTCTTACCTGATTTTAAAAATTTACAAGGTAATGCAATTGTTACAATTTTTCTAAAAGACTATCCAGTAGACACTGCAAGTTCTTCACAATTAGGTCCTTTTACTATAAACTCTAGTACACAAAAAATAGACACAAGAGCTAGAGGTAGATTAGCTAGTTTAAAAATTGAAAATAATGCATTGAATGAAACATGGAGATTTGGAACTTTTAGAGCTGATGTTAACCCTGATGGAAGAAGATAATGGATGAAATATTTTTAAGAGATTATGCTAATAATGTAGCTATGGCACAAAACCCTACAGGAATAGCTGCAATACAAGCTCAACCAGGATTTGAAGGTTACGTACCATCTTTTTCTGTTGTAGACCAACCTATGGTAAATCAAGATTTAAATTTAACAGATACAGGTGGTATCAATTTACCTCCAATAGGAGATATAGCTAAAAATGTATTAGTAGATAGAGCTAAAAGTTATGCATTAAAGAAAATAGGGTTAGATGGTTTAAAAGGAAATATATTAAAAGGTATAGTAAATCCTTATGTTGGTTTAGCAGCTTTGAATCCTTTTGATATGAATATACCAAATCCAATAAACGCATTACAAGATTTAAACACTAAAGCAAGATCTACATTAATAGGAAGATCTGCAACTATGTCAGATTATTTAGCTGCTAAAAGAGCTCAGAAAGCTGCTGAAAGAGATTACAGAAGAGACACTCAAGGAGAAATAAATACAGTTCCAGTTAACATTTTAAATATGCAACCTACCGCAGAAGATATTAATAGAGGTGGAGGAGGTGAAAATAGATCTTATTCTAGCCCCGCAAAAACAAGTCAAGGAGTTACATCTAAACAACATTCAGCTTTTAGGAATTAATTATGGCTAAGATAAACGTATACGTACCTGAACCACCACAAGAATATACAGCAGAAGGATTCAGGCAAATTAACCAAGCATTAGAAACAGTTGAAAATCAATTAAATACTTCTTATCAAGAAGATTTAAAACAAGAGATAGAAAGATTTGCATGGTTTAATATGAGGTTTTGTTAATGTCTGGATGTAATAATGTAAATCCAATAACAGGTGGAAGTACAGTTGATGACATTCCATTTTATTTAGCAGTTCAACAGGGTAAAGTTCCTGGTTATTCTATGATTAATAAATTTGGATATAATTCTAGTATTGGTTCAGGTTCTTTTGAAACTATTTGGGAAACAGGAAACAACTATCCTTGGCAAACGGCTCAAGCTACTCTTGATGTAGTCAGTGATAATGCTAATGATGATGTAGTAGGAACAGCTGCAAGAACTTTAAGAATACAAGGACTTGATTCTTCTTATGCTCTTGTAGAAGAAACTGTTGACTTGGATGGTACAAACACAGTTACTACAACACAACAATTTTTACGAGTTTTTAGAATGTCTGTAGAAACAGCAGGATCTTTTGGAAATAACGAAGGTACAATTACAGTTACTTATACAGGTGGAGTTGATGTTGCTGCAACTATATCTCCAGGTAATGGTCAAACTTTAATGTGTTTATATACCATACCTGCAGGTTACACTGGTTATTTACTATCAATAAATGTATCCTCTGGTAAAGATCAAGAAATGAAATTTAAATTTATACAACGAGATAATAATGTTACTAATGCAGCGTTTCAAACAAAACAATTTTTAGATGTTAGGGGCGGACAGACAACTGTTATCTTTAATGCAATCAATGTAATACCAGAAAAAGCAGATATTTATGTTTCAGCATTAGCAAGTTCTACCTCTTCTGCTTCTGCTTCATTTGATTTATTATTAGTACAGGATGGATATTAATGGCAAATATATATAAAAACGCATTCTTTGCAGGAACTACCACAAATGCTGTCACAATATATACAGCGCCCTCTAATGCCAGAGGTATTGTACAAAACATACAAGTTACAAATCAATCTGGAAGTAAAGTTGTAAAAGCTAAAATTACAGATAATTCAGCTTCATCCAC